TACTAGAACCAGGGGATTCTGGATCAATAGCCATGCCTTGTTGGAATCCTGGTACACCCATAGCACCAGGGATAGCGCCAAGAGCAACGCCGCCGAGACCAGCGGTAAGTGCAGCGGCCGGAACAAGACCAGCGGCTGCGGCTTTGCCAAGACCTCGCGTAAATTTCTGCTCCGAAGGAATGGGAATACCTACGGATTTATCAATCAAACCAAGAATGGCGTTTTGTTGCTTGGATCCTTCAGGCATCTGAACCGCAGATTCTAATAAAGATTTTTCTGCAGCAACCTTGCCTTGTTTGCCTGCCTTTAGTAAATCTGGGGCGTATTTACCAGCGAGCGCACGTGCTCCTAATAAACCTGCAGCTCCGCCAAGTGCGCCAGCACCTGCAGTAAGTGCAGCAGATCCGGGATCTTCACCTTGAGAAAGGGCGTACCCACCAACGCCTAAACCGGCAGCGATAGGTACACCGTATTTAAGAGCGCCACGCATGGCCTCACTCCATTACAAACAGTTTGTTGGCAACAACTTGAGGCTGAGCTTGGTTCAGGAGGCGCCAGGCTTGTGCAGGATCCACATCCATTTGTTGCTTGAAGCTGCCCCAGAAGTTTTCAGGTTGCTGAGGAGCGGAAGCAGCAGGAGGTGCAGGGAATTGGCCCATATAGTTCTGGATCGATTCCGTAGGATAACCACGGGTTTCCAGTTGGGACTCATCCTCATACACAGGGTATGGACCTTCAGGACCAAAGAACTTCAGCGTATAATCGCTGAGTACATCAGGATTGGTCAGGATTTCGTTGTAAGCCAGGTTCTCTTGATGCTCGGCAACCGAGAAATCGGCATAACGATGAAGGACCTCTTGTGCTTTGCTGCCCCAGGCAACAGCACTGTCAAGCATGGCTTCCAGTTGGAGGCCGTAGTTATTTAGGATTGCGGGTGCTTCTACCCCGTACGCGCTTACCACTTGACGCGTTTCCGGACTCCACTCGAGGAGATTCGCCACGTCCTCCAAGGATTGAACCGAGTAGGTTTGGGAAGAGTTGGGCGAGGAGATCTGGTTGGGTGACCAGGTCTGCGGAGCCGATTGTTGCGTAGCTGGGTTGCTGTACTGCTGACCGTAGTTGGCCGGTGCGTACTGGGTCGGAATCTGTGAGGGTTGACCCTGGAACGGGGATTGAACTGGACTGCTCAGCAGATTCACCACCTTGTTGAACGCCGATTCCCACGGATTGCTGTTCGCTTCCGATTGGTATTGGGGGGCGTACTGAGTAGGGGCTGATTGGTAATTGGGGGCCGCCTGAGGCACCGCTTGGGGGTAGCTGGTACCCACCTGATACGCCACTGGAGCTTGGGGTACTGGAGCCTGGGCTGGTACCACGTAGCTGCTTGGAGCCACCGCCACTGGTGCTTGGCTCGTCTGTGGGATCGATTGGACGGTAGCGTCCTGCATAACTCATCTCCTTTTGTAGAGCTTCTAATGTTCGATACAGATATGGAGTTAAATCCAATCTTGGATCCGCAGCCATCGGAAGATCCGGTGCTTGCGGGTGGGGAGTCTGCATCATTCCCCCCACTAAGCGAGCGAATTGAGAGTATGCACCCTGTAATTCGTTCACCATCCTGAAAGGGAACCCAGATAACATCTCGGCCCTTTCCTCATCCGTCTTAGACGGGAAGAGGTATTTCAGTGCTTCAATGCTATCAACACCTAACTCCTGGAGGTTTCGTACCACGATGGAGTTGTTGAGGATGTCTTGGGTGGAGTCCTCATAAACAGGACCCATCCAACGCCACAAAATAGTTAAATCACCGTCCGGAATAAGACCAATAACCTTGGGTGGAATCTGTTGGGTCTCCACACAAGCCATCATAAGTTGTTTGAGTTGGTCATTGTATTGCTTCATTGCTTCTTCATATGCCATCTCTTCTTCTGGGGAAGCGCCGTCAGGTAGATCCACGGGCTTTTCTAATCCTGCTGCCATCGCAAGCGTAGTCTTAAAAAGTTGTTCTTCCTGGTAAACAATCAACTCAAGACAACGACAGATGCCATGGGTGTAAATAGCATTTGCTTTTTTCTTGGATGTAGCAGCTACGCGACCAAACAGTGATTTGTACTCTGTTGCAGTCACGCCGGCAGAGATGGACAGTTCATCAACACCACCAAGTGCTGTGCGGATCTCTTCTCGATACTGACGTGCAAATGCGTTTTGGTCGCCCGTAATTGCATCGGGGACAATGTAACCAACACGGTCGTTTGGTTCCAGGTTTGCGATGACTCTTGGTACACGGATCTGACCATCAGCACCACGGCTGACAGGATCTGCTTTAAACGTAGAGCGGCTCAAGGCAGCAGGACTTGTGAAGCCAGAGTTTGCTGCAATAGAAGGTCGCTGAACACTCATGTCCCCACCTGCTTCCATCAGGTCTGTCTTGGGACGTGACGAAAGTAGTGTTGGGTTACCAAAGAAAGTAATGTTCTTGCGCATGGTGCGCATCAATTCATCATGCGTACAGATGTGATTAGCAACTGCATCAAACTCACCAGAGCCTTCATTTGAAAAGCCTTGAGTGTTGTTGATAATCTCAACGCAAGGAATAAAGCCAAGGCTATTTTTAAGCGTTTTGGTATTACCTGTCAACGCATAGGTTGGCATGTCAAAATTCAATTCCGAATCGGAGTGCGTCTCTTCAATCTCTTTTGGTTTAATTGACAATCGGATATAACGCTTAGCACCGGGATTGTATGTGCTTTGCGATCCAGTGATATTGACTGTATTGATTTGATCGCCAAAACCATTACCACGGCGAACCTTGTAGCTGTAGATGATTACAACTTCGTCAAGCTCACCGTCAACGTTGTAGTACGCACGATATTCGTGTTCGCGGAAGTAATAAAGTCTATAGCTTTGCTTGGTAGGACGAATGTAAAAAAGTCCTTTACCATCACACAAAAAGTATTCCCAGATGGAATCCAAGCGGGTATCCATCTTGTTGTACTTAAGGACCCTGTCGATAAAGTCTTTGCGCTGAGCACCAAAGTTATCTTGTCCTGGAAAGAATTCAACTCCTTGGCGAATACCAAAGAGTTTCATCTGTGCAATATGGGACGCAACAATACCCGTATCTACAACAATGTCACTGTTTTTATCCAGGTAGGCATTGATGATTTCGTGGAGTCGGGCTTTAGCGTCAGCCATTATTCACCTTGTCTTTATAAGATACTAACAGTTTTAGTAGCGGTTTCAAATAAAACCGAGTCCCCAACGTCCTGTTATTTCCATTATCGGTTATAGAGGAGTTCATTAATCATTTCTTCCTGTTTACGATTTCTCTCGTTGATCTTATTTACGGTGCCTTGTGCTTCCTTGAAGAAACCAAAAGGATTTAAAAGAGCGCCTAAATATTTCTGCAAAAGACCTTGCGCATTATCAGTAGACTGTGCAATCATGGCTCCGTCTCCGCCAAAATTAGCATTTTGTACAGGAAGGCGAGGGACAAAGTCAACAGGTTGCTCGTTGTACTCTTGTGTCTCTCTTCCAGGGAGAATGGGTGTTTTGTTCCAGGGCTCTCCTCCTTGGATTTTAAAACGCGGATCAAGTAATGGATTACCGCCGGCAAGGGCGCCCAAGTTGCCGCCTACCTGCATACCACCTTTAATACTAAACATCTTTACATCCGTCAATCCGTTTATTCTACTCTTCTATAACCTCGTAGCCAGCCGCATCATTGACCTTGGAAATGATGATGCCATTACCGCGAACATCCCAGTTAAGTACGTCGCCTTCTTGCCAGCAAAGCTCTTCTATCACCTCATCGGGAAGAACAATGTACTGATCTCCGTTCTCGTCCTCCTGGACCTCGAGGATGTAACTCATTTGGATTCAAGTAATTTCTCAACCAGCTTATCAAGCTTTGCATTGATTTGATTGAAGTTGTCATGCATTTGTTGGATCTCTCTTAGGAAGTCAACCTTAAGAACGTACTCTAAAGGCATACGTTTTAAATCGTCTTCCAAGACGTCAATCCTTCGTTTTTGCGAACCGATGTAATTAAAAGCTTGCTGTATCTGGTCGTTTTGCCTGCCAAGGATCTTGCCTGCGACCCAACTGCCACCAGTAATAGCGGACACAACGGCCGTCAAACCGATAGCAATGTATTCAGGCCCCACGACCAAATTCGCTTTTTTCTAATTCTAAGGTTTAGTAATCAAGTTGGAGTTTACCCTTCTTCATAAGACCATTAATCATCCAGACAAGGGCATCTACACAGTCATCATGACTGCTAACACCAAAGTTAGTCAGCTCTTCAAACATCGCGGTAAAGTTGCGGTAACGATTGAAGATGATCTTACGGTCCTCAAAGAGTCCCATGCAACCACGGAAACGTGCCAATTTGTCTGCACGGAATCCTTTAACGGGATGCCAATTCAAGTTATAAAGACTTTCGTTGTTTAAGCACACACGTTTGAAGTCAGCTTCCAGGGAGGCCTGATATTGCACGGCTTCCGAGTAAATGTCACACGTGGAGTAGGTCGGAAAATAATTACCGCTTTCATCGCAGCCAAGTATCGACCAATCATTAAGCAATTCTTTAAGAGCATCTAGTTTTTCTAGGTTGCCCATCACACGCAAGCGGCGGTAATCAATGACGTGAATCTGATCTCCGATGCGTCCACCAAGTACCATAACGGTGTAATCATTTTTTTCTTTCGTACCAGCAGATAAGTCAACCCCCACAGCAAGCGTGTCGAACTCTGTTGCAATCTCCGCTTTAACGATCAACTCTGGAGCCAACGACAATTCGTTCTGTCTGATGACTTGATTCATGTACTGGAACGAAAAAGCAATAGGCGCTTGTCGTTTCTTTTCTTTCAAGTAATCCAATGACCACATTTCTGGCCAATAAGACTGCTCATCCCCTGATTTAGGATCTTGCAAGATTGCGGACAACACAATTTGCAGCCAGTTGTTTTGCGTATTAAATGTTGTGGAATGAATGTCATCATGTCTGAAGCGGGTACCAAGGCAGATGGCTCGTGCCCCTTCAAACATGGTGGGTGCAATCACCGCATTCCAGTTGTCCTGCATCTGTTTACGGATGTCAGGGTTAGAGATATCAGCCGCAGATTTAATGGCGTCATCAATGATCACAAGGTGTGAACGCTTGGAGGTCACCGAACCTTTAAGGCCTGCTGCGCAGAGTGTGAATTGTTCTTCACCCGTGGTGTCAATGCCCGCAAACTTGTGGTCAATCGACCAGTACTCATTACTGGTGACGTTCTTAAGAAGACGTACGGTTGGGAAGACCTCTTGGTATCGTTTGCTTTCAATGATGCGTTTGATGGTTGCCGACTTGGAACGTGCGATATCAACCGTGTAAGACAAGTAGAGGATCTGTAGCGGCTTCTTGGCTTGTGTGTGGATACCAATGGCCCAGGCAGTAAACAGACCAAGGACCGTGCTTTTAGCGGAGCCCCTGGGTGCCAAGAGATCAACGTTAGGACCAGCAATCTTCAAAAGACAAGTGCTGTCCTGATCGGTTACAAAGTGACGATGCCACTCCTTGTGATGTTGAGCCGGAGGTTTATCAGCTACGTACTCACAAAAGAAACCAAAATCTTCCCTTGCTTTCTGACGAGATTCAAGGTTTCGTGGAATACGAATTTGTTGCTTGCGTGCAGCAGCTTGTGCGTTACGACGGTAGGCAAGATGCTGGTATGCAGGCACGGTAGGTATCGTTCAGTGTATTACTGAATACTACCCTATTTGTTATCGTCTTTGTTTCTTTTGTTTGCTTGGTATTTACGGGCTTTATCTAGGGCTGCTTTTCTTTTCTCTTTATCCGACATCTCACTCCCGTCTTCGTTCTTGGCTTCCTTTTTCTTGAAGTGTTCCAAGAGTTCAGGCGGCATTTTATTTTTGCTCATTCTGTTTCTTCTGCATTAATGCATTCATGACTTCTTGGCCTTGTGCAACATTCTGCGCAAGGGGAGTTGGACGACGAACACCTGCTCCTAACTCACGATTTTTTTGAAGTTGACGAGCAACATCAAATAAACGTCCGGCAATATCTTCACCGAAAACAGGAGGTTGAGGAGGTGGCTTTTGCATAGTGCTAGTCTAATTTATTTATTCTTCCATTTGCATGTGAGACCATACGCTCATTGATGCCTCCTCCAGTGGGACTTCAATAGGGTCATCTTTGAAGATGGTCAGCAACTCACGTATGGCGCGGTC